ACTCACTAAACGGTGATGGATTCTCTGCTGCTCTTGGTTATTCACAGATTTCTGGTTCTGGCGTTGTATTCGAATTTGCAAGTCTAGACCTTACTGCTTCCCTTCTGGACACAGAACTGGCAGCGATCAGATATGACCCAGACCTACTCGGAACAAACACAGTTGCTTATATCGTTAAAGCTCCTATTGGCGCTACTGGTTTCACTACACACAGTGTTTCTGGAACAAACAATATTGCACTTCGACGGGAAAATCCCCTTCAAGCACTTAAGCTCGAAGATACTGCCTCTATCGATACCTTCTTGGGATCAGCAGGTGCAGGCACATACCAGGTTCGACGCTTGACTCAGTTCATCGCAGACCCTGCTGGTGATTACTACCGACTTGTTTTCCAAACAACTGGCTCTTCTGTCACCGCTAAGACAGCAGATGAAGCTCTTGGTAATGTTGGCGCTAACGTTAACTACCCAATCAGAGATAACCTTACAGCAGCAAATGCTCTTGGAGCGGTTATCGGTGCTACACCTTGGGAACTTGAGGGTTCAACCGAACTCCCAGAGATCGACATTAAGGTTGACAGTGTTGCTATTACGGCAGTCACCAAAAAGCTCAAAGCTAAGTGGACTCCCGAACTAGCACAAGATCTTAATGCTTATCATAACCTTGATGCCGAAGTTGAACTAACTGGTATTCTTTCAGAGCAGATTGCTCTTGAAATCGATCAGGAAATTCTTCAAGACTTGGTTAAAGGTGCTACTGGACGAGTTGCCTACTGGTCACGACGACCAGGCAAGTTTGTTGATAAAGCTACTGGCGGTGCTGTTGAGAGTTGGACAACTGGTGTCACATCATCAACTAACTTCCTCGGCGCAGACTTCACTGGTACAGTCTCAGAATGGTACGAGACTCTTCTCGAAACCATCAACGACGTATCAGCGGACATTCACCGAAAGACACTCCGAGGTGGAGCAAATTTCATTGTCGTAGGACCTGAAACTGCTTCAATCCTTGAAATGACTTCCGGTTTCCGAGCAGCCGTCACAGTTGACGCTGACCGAGGAATGGCAGGCGCAGTTAAAGTCGGTTCAGTTAACAAGAAGTGGGACATTTATGTCGATCCTTACTTCCGACGAAACCTAGTTCTCGTTGGACGAAAAGGTGCTTCCTTCTTGGAGTCTGGATACGTTTACGCTCCATACGTTCCGCTACAAGTCACTCCGACTATCTTCGATCCCGACGATTTCACACCCCGCAAGGCGGTCATGACTCGTTACGGTAAAAAGATGGTTCGACCTGACATGTACGGTTTGGTTGTAATCGAAGACCTGAACGGTTAATCTTCCTAACGGTTGATTGAAGAACCCCGCCTCGTGCGGGGTTTTTCTTTTTAAAAATACTATTTATACTCGTGGAGGAATGAGATATGGCTTTGCCTACCCTAACACCCGTATCACAAATGAGCAAGGTTATTTTGCCTGTCACTGGAACAGCCACAAATGTGACAAGTGCTGTCTTGCCTTTTGGTACTTACGTTGACGCAGATTATTGGAATGCTACACAGATTACTGCTTACCAGTCAGGGTCATCAGACGAAGTTGCGTATGTATACAAAAAGCTGGGTGGAGATGTCTTAGACATCGAACTTACCGCTAATCAAGTATATACTGCCTATGAAGAGGCGTGCTTGGAATATTCATATCTAATCAATATCCACCAGGGTAAAAATGTATTATCAAATTTCCTTGGTTCCCCAACAGGGAGCTTCAACGGTGACGGGCAAATAACAAATGTCTCTGGCTCAGTAGCAGGAAATATTCATATTGAACTTAAATATCCAAAGTTTTCTTTCTCATATCCAAGAAAAGTTACAGACTTATTCTCTCACGAAGCAGGGTTCGGAGGGACAGAAGATATTTATTCTGCCTCCTTCAATACTGTGAACTTGGTTCAGGATTATGATCTACAAGCAATCATATCAGCAAGTTCAGATTTTAGTGCCTCCGTTGGGAATAGTAGGATTGTGATTCGCAAGGTGTTTTACAAAACTCCCCGAGCGATGTGGAACTTTTATGCGTATTACGGAGGGGTCAACGTCGTCGGCAATTTGGGGAGCTATGGTCAGTACGCAGATGATAGCACTTTTGAGGTTGTCCCAGTGTGGCAAAACAAACTTCAAGCAGCAGCGTATGAGGACTCTATCAAGACAAGAACATCAGATTTTGCTTACGAGATTAAGAATAATAAAATAAGATTATACCCAGCACCTTCGACATACACCCCAGATAAAATGTGGTTTGAGTTTTCAATAGCAGATATCATCCCTTGGGAGGAAGACGGAAATGTAGATACAGGCATAGCCGGTATTAACAATATCAACACTCTTCCATTTCAAAATCTGCCTTATGATTCAATCAACTCCATCGGGAAGCAGTGGATTAGAAGATTCGCACTATCTGTCTGCAAAGAAATGCTAGGGTTGATTAGAAGTAAATTTTCAACTATTCCCATCCCAGGTAATGATGTCACCCTCAATGGACCTGATTTGATTTCTCAGGGTAAGGCAGAACAAGATGCCTTGCGAGACGAACTAAAACTTGTATTGGATGAACTAACTTATAAATCTCTAATGGAGACAGATAGAGATTTGATGAACGCGACAAAAGAGATTATAAGTCAAGTTCCAATGCCCATATTTATATTGTAGGAGGGATAGTGGGTGGCAGACAATAAATGGCAACAACCGGATGCACCTCCATCTCCCCTCTTCTTGGGTGAGAAGGAACGCGACTTAGTTAAACAAGTTAACGACGAACTAATTGAGAGGGTTATAGGACAGCGCGTCCTGTATATTCCGGTCAGCATTGAGCATACCAATTTTCATCCACTTTATGGTGAAGCAATCGAAAAAACATTTTTACCTCCCGTATTTATCTTTGTGTTGATTGACTGGGAAGGTCAAACAACTAAAACAACAAACTATGGGATTGATAAGAAGTCCGCTATCACGGTTCACTTTCACAAACGAAGGTTGACCGAGGATCAAGACTTATACGTTCGCGAGGGAGATTTTATTCAATATGAGAAAAAATACTATGAGATTGTTAATCTGAACGAACCAAGAGAGATATTTGGTCAACAAGACCACAAAATAGAGATTAGTGCAAAGTGCATAAGAGCAAGGGAGGGGGTATTCGATGGCAAGTGATACGACAGACAGCGCCCAAGTGAGAGAGTTCCTCCCAGTTTCGGAGGAATCCAATCTTGAAACTATCGACTTTGCTCTCAATAAGTGGCTCGATGATGAAATGAATATTTTCTGCACCACCAACCGAGGTTGGGAGAAGACACCCGTTAAGTGGACTTCTGCGGAACGCTCCATGTTATCTAAAAAGAAGAAAGAATTCCGCGACAAGGACGGTACTCTTATTCTCCCGATCATTTCAATAGAACGAACAGACGTGACAAAAGATCCGACCTTCAAGGGAACTGCCTGGGGTAATATTCCTCCCGTTAACGACGCACGGGGCGGAACTATCACCATAATGCGTAAGATTAATCAAGAGAAAACAGCAAACTTTGAAAATGCTGTATCAAAAAAGACCCGAGGACAATTAACTTTTAAACTTTCAAAGAAGAGAACCCCTAAGACAGTATACGAAACAGTGACCATCCCAATGCCCGTGTATGTTGCAGTGATTTACAAAATATCTATTTGGGCAGAGTTCCAGCAGCAAATGAATGAGATGATTCAACCCTTTATGACCAAGACCGGTGGCATCAACTACTTTCTTATTTCCCACGAGGGTCACAGGTTTGAGGCATTCATTCAGGAGGGTTTTACACAAAATAATAATATATCCTCTATGGACGAGGACGAAAGAAAATATGAAACAACGCTGGAAATAAAAGTATTAGGGCACCTCATTTCTCTTGGGGCAAACGAAACCCAACCTCGAAGAGTGTATCGAGAGAATGCGGTTGATCTTAAGATTCCAAGAGAGAGACAAATATTTGCTGACTCCATCGACGGAGCAGTTCCTCAAATCGGAAGCATTCCTCTCATTCCGGGTGGATTCCCCGCCCCAGGCGCACCAGGGGGAGGAGCAGGCAGCGGCGCAATCGCATCTCAACTACAGGTTCTTGATGAGGGAACTTCTCTTACCGACCAGGCAGCAAGCATAAATTTCACAGGTGCCGGCGTCACAGCCGTTGCAGCCGGAGATAACGTTACAGTTACAATCCCAGGCGGCAGTGGTTCCAGCACAAGCGATATTATCAACGTTGTTAGTTTGATGACGGTTACTCGTGAAGAGCCATCTGGGGCTGTCAACGGAGTAAACACAGTATTTACAGTGGTTAATATTATCATTGCCGGATCAGAAAGTGTTTTCCTGAACGGTGTTCTGGTTGACGAAAGCGCTACTAACGATTATACAATCGTCGGCTCTACAATAACTTTTGCAGAGGCACCTCTTGTGGGAGACAAGGTTCTTGTTTCATATCTCAAGACAACTATTTAAACGGAGAACTTTTGAAGTATGGCTATCACAAAAGTAAGAGCATCGAGACAAATCTTATTTGATTCTTATACAATGTCTGGTTCTTCAACCATAGACATGAATAGCAATAAAATTTTAAATCTCCAAAACCCCACAGGATCTCAGGACGCTGCTACAAAAGCATACGTTGATGGGGTCGCCCAGGGACTGG